GCTAGTGATAGGCCCGCCGGTGCCTGGGGCTTCAATGCCCTTGGGCGGCGGTGTGCCAGTGGTTGCGCCTGTAGCCGACGTCCGCCCGACCTGCTCAGCTTGGAGGTTCTTGAGTTGCTCGTCGAGCTTTAGCGCGTCGTTCGTAAAGAGGCGACCAGATTTTACGTTCTGATCATAAAGCGCCCGGGCTGCGGTGGCGTCGGACTTGCCCAGCGCTATGATCTGTTGCTGAAGTGCGGTGTCAACCGCGGTGTCGACCTTGAGCTTACGCTGCTCGGGAGAGATGCCGAGGACGTCGGCCTGGTGGTTCACCTCGTTAGTGATCTTGGCGAGGGATGCTTCGTTTGCCGCGGTGTTCGTTGGGTCCAGGGTCATACCCCGGATCTCGGACGTGACCACAGCGTCGGCTGCGCCAATGGTATATTTCTTGGCTTCGGACGCGGCGTGGTCTGCACCTTGGAAATTCATGCGCGACGTAGCTTGGCGCGTTTGGTCATCATAGAGCTGGGTTTCATACGGGGACAGCCCAGCGGCACCTGCGCTTCGGACGGTGTTCAGGCCTTTTTGGAAGCTGGCGTAGCCATCAACGGCGTTCTTGCCTTCGGTTTGCTGGTACTGCGCGACCGTGTCGAACTGTTGGTTTTGAACCTCCGCCACCTTCGCTGAGACATTAGCGTGGGCCTGAAGTTCCTGGAGGGCATAGGCCCGATCAAATAGCTCCCTGCCTGCGCCCTCGGTGACTTCGCCCAGGTGGCCCAGCGCTTCAGAGACATTGGTACCGAAGGCCGCAGGATTGCGATCGGCGCCGCCTACGGAAACTGACGGAGTGGGCTCAAACCGCGGTCCGTGGACATCACCAGACGTGACGTCAGGGGAGCCAGTGTATGGAACGTTAACTGGGGAAAGTGCCATGGCTAGTTACCGAACAGTTGGTTGGCGTTGCCGCTGCCGGTTGGCGCCAGTTTCTGGGCCTGGAGCCACTCGGAGCTTACGCTCGAAGCTGCGCCCACAATGGACGACAGCGCGTTGATATCGCCGGAGATTGCTGAGGTCTTGCCCGCGGCCACGTCGAGCTGCGCTTCTGCGCCAAAGCCCACGCCCTGGACGCGATAGTCGTACGCTGTCTTCGCCGCGTTGCTACGGATGGCCGCGATGTTCTGACCGGTGATCAAGGCCTGAGACGCTCGAACATCCACGGCTGAGCCGGTGTTTACATCGAGGCCTGACGCTCCCTGCGCCGCCTTGATCTGGCCCATCTTCTGGCCGCCAGCAATACCAGCGTCAGCCGCCTGGATGCCGCCGATCTGTGTTGCATAGTTCGCGTTCTGGTTCGCGATCTGCGCGTTGAGGTTAGCAATCCCAGCCTGATAGTCATACATCTGCTGCTGGGACTGGCCCGTTTCAAACGAGCTGATGGCTTTGCCAATGCCGCCTAGAGCGGTGCTGAACATGCCGCCTTCAGCATTGGTGGAGTTCGTGGTTGTGGCGCCAGAGGCTGGATCAGACATGGATCACCCAGTCAGGGAAGTTGATTTCAGCACCGAGGCTGCGTAGCCATTTGACGCTGTGTTGGCCACAATGGCCGAAGAGGGTAGTGTAACGAAGCTGCGCCAGCTTGATCATGCGACGGGCGGCGAGGGCTGCGACCACTGGATGTTCCTTGAACCAAGGTAGATCGTTCAGCCACACGTAAGCCCGGTCGCTGATACGGGTCTCGGGGATGAAACCAATCAGGCAGCCGCACCGAGCCATGTACATGCCAGCGAACAGCGGATCGCTGAAGCGAGCGAAGTTCCATAGCTCGTCCACGTCCTCGGGCCGTGCATAGAGGTGCAAGTCCAGGTAGCTAATCGCTCGAAATTCCACGTTCATCTATCGTCTCCAACCACAATGGCGGGGAAGACGCCAAGGATCGAGGCGGGATATGGCAACGTTTGCTGGAAACAATACTGTCCAGGGACCGTATAGGTGCTATCAATAAAGGTTCGAGCGTCGCCAGAATATAAACCTGACACAACCTGCACCGGCTGCCCCGTTAGCATCGACCCGACATTGCCCTGGATCAGGTCCTGCATTGGGATCTGTTTGGCAAAGCTCGAGCCGATGGTCAGGCCTAGGGTTTGAAACACACGAATGTCCACGAATGGGATCTTCTTGGTCTTGCCCTGAATTGTGGGCTCACCCATATCGATAGGGAGGGTTTGAAGTTGACATACATAGGCCAGGCCCACGACCACGTTGGTGTAGCCAGTAGCGGGGATCGGCGGTGCTGGGAGAGTGAACTCGCCGCTGGCTGGCATCACGAACGGCGTGATCACCGTGATGTTACCCTGGTCGTCCGTGGCAAGCCCTGTGACGGTGAAGCCTGCTAGGTGCTCGGTGCCTTGGAACGCCAAGGTCGGTACCCCATTGTATTTAAGTCCAGCATCGACGCACCAGGCAGAGCCGAGGCCGGTGGGGAATACCCGCTCCTCAACGCGTTCGATGTACTTTAGTACTGTGCCGCCAACGCTACGCTCGACTACGGTGTAGACCGCATTGATGACACCGGCGAGCTGCGAGGGTTCGGTAATAGTGGCGACGGATGAGAATAGACCCTGCGTCACCTGGTGGGACCAACCAATGAATTCCTGCTCCTTCAGGAACGTCAGCGTCAGCATCGTGCCGTCGTTACGTACGATCCAGGCCATGTAGAAGGGCTGCTCTGCCCAGGCCCACTCGAGCAGATTAAATCCGTAAAAGAGATGCGAGGCTGTAATGGAGATGTCCGTGCCGGTGAAGACGTTGAAGTAAATGTTGTAGGTCAGGTCGCGGACTTTGCTTCCATTCGACTCAACGAAGAGCACGTCATAGTTGGCCTTGATCGGCGGCATGTCATTAGCGCCGATGAAGCTCTGCTCTGCGGCGACGATGCCCTCAGGGGACACTGCGCCGCTGACGCCAGAGATACCCGAGGGTCCTCCACTCACGATCCAGGCAGCCTTATCCGTGAAGATCAGCATCCCTGATGGAACCGACACGATGGACTTGATGCTGTTCAACGTGCTCGACACTAGCGTGCCAGTGATGGCGTTACTGGCCTCGACGGGGTTCGTGATATTAAAGTTGAACGGCGTGCCAACCTGGGACATCCAGAACGTAGCTGGCGCACCAAGGGTACCAGCCAGAACCAGGCGCTGCTGGAAGAACGAGCAGACGCTAGGGTTGCCATTGCCAGTGGGCGACAGCGTGGCAGTGGCTGTAGCCGCACCCGCCGAGAAGTTAACCGATGGGGCAGTAACATAGCCCAGGCCCTGGGTCTGCACAACGACTTGACCCACACCCCAGGAGGCGGTGATGGTAGCCCCAGTGCCGGAATTCGTGGTCGAGACCTGAGCTATGGGGTTGGAGGGGACGGTCCCAGATTGAATAGCACCGGGACCCTGGACGGCAATGGAAGTGATAACGCCAGAGCTAACGCCCGTCACGGCAACAACAATGCCAAAGCCGAAGCTAATGGTGTCGCCAACTGTATAGCCCGAGCCACCAGCGGTGATTGTGGGCGTCCCCAGGATCTGTAGCTGGGCCACGCCAGAAGCAGGGGTTATGGGCGAGCCACCGCTAAAGGTGACGCCCGGGACGGTGGTATAGGACCCAGGGGCTGTCACGGTGACGAACGAAAGTCCTGAACCAACGAAGGGGTTCTTTGCAATAGGCGGGCCCTGCGTGAAGTCCGGCGAGATATTGGAGTCCATGAACTGCGTTCCGGCCGACGTACCGATGAAGCCGAAGAACACACCAGGAACGGCAACGCCGAAGTACGAGGGCTCGGACTCGTAGACGTTGTAGGCAACGGCCCCAGTAACGGGATTCCAAATAACAGCGTTGGTGCCGCCATAGGTGCGGATATCAACACGCGGGCCAACGCTACCTACATTCGACATCACCGATTCTTGGCCTGCGGAATCGATCGAGGTGACAGCGTAGGAGTAAGTAGTTTGCCCAGGGGTGTTTGGAGTGGTGAAGATATTGGTCCTTGGGAGTGAGGAGACTACGTTATTGATGGTTGGGGGAGGAGCCGTGGAGCCAATCACAATCGGAACGATGGTCCAGTTGGTGGCGGAGATTAGGGTAAGCTGTTGCGTCGGATGGTTCGGATGGCAGATCACCATAAAGGTCGTAGACTGGGTGAATTTTAGAAGCTCCAGATCGGCGGCAGCATACGGTGAGACAATGGTGTAGATACGCTGGGCTATGCCACCAGAAGTGTACGCCCCATACCCTGTGGAATTGATCGCAACGCTATTGAGCCCGGCAATCGTAACGGCAGAGCCAGCCACGTTGGTGACGATGAAGTAGCGCCCGTTTAGCTGCGTCATGCCCACAACGCCCTGGACGAAGATCCAGTCGCCAATGACGTAGTTGTTCCCGGGGATGGTCAGAACGCAGGGGTTGGCCTGGGACGCACCTGTGATATTGAAGGAATTCTCAAGGACCGGTGAGCCTTGAAAGATGAACCGAATATAATTCTGACCGAACTCGAGGACGTAGCCCACGTTGAAGGCGGCCTGGAAGGGAATGAGGCGCACAGCGTGGGTGGAGTCCCGGGCTTGGATTATGTACTGGGTCCCGGGCCTGGTGCTGGCACCGCCTCGATAGTCCACAAAGAAGTTCTGGAGCAGGGCGGCGCCGGAGCGATACTTCTGTAGGTCAACCCGCGCAAATAGCTGCGGCGACCACTCGCCAGAGTTGAAGCTAGCTTGGACTAAGTTTTCACTCATGTGAGGTCACCCGAAGATGGGATACATCCCACCCCAATCGAAGCCTGTGAATGGCCCCGAATACGGTGCGGCATAGTCAATACCGCGGAAGCGGATCCAATCGGGGGTGACGTCGTTGATGGTGAGGCCCTCGTTACCGTCACCGACCCGGGTGAGCATGATGATATTGTTCACCTCCTGGATCGCGGCGTTGGCGAGCTTCTTGTCGCCGGTCAAGGGGATGCAGAGTTCGGCGCCCAGTGCCTTGGCCCAGGTGTCGATAAACTGCTGATCCATCACGTCGGGGTCGATGACGTCCTGCACGTAGGTGCAGATAGCGAACTCTTGATTGCAGAGTATCACGCGCTGTGGCGCAGGCGAGCCATAGGTGAGATTGAACGTGGCGCCGGAGCCTTGGCCGGTGGTGGCGGTCTGAGAAATAGGATTGGGAAGCTGCGCGAAGTAGCTGCCGCCGACCAGGGGTGCCTGGGCTACGCCAGAAATCAGCGGGCTGGTGCCGGAGTTGCTAACCTGCGGGATGACGCTAATGCCGGTGATTAGCCCGGCAATGACGCTAGTGACGAGAAGCTGCACTGGCCCGCCGACGGGAGGAACTCCCTGATTGATCTGCATGCCTTGGATCAGTGCGCCGGGGCCGGTGATGATGTCACCAACAGCGTAGCCGGCGCCCGGTGACACGATGCTGGCGCTAATTACTGGCACGAACGTGTCGACTTGCACTTTAAACTTGACGGGCGGCCCCTGCCAGAAGCTATTAGCGCCACCTGTGACGGCTGTGGTAATGGGGATGCCGCCTGCAAAGCCAGTCTGCGTGGCGGGGATTACTAGCTGCACCCGTAGGCAGTCGGCTGGGTATTGGTATTCGTAGCACCAGGGTGGAGCTGGCTGTCCCGGCTGCCACAGCGTTGTGAACGCCGATGTGTTCTCGGGCGTGCCAGGTGACGACGTGATGTAAACGAGGTTCGCAGTCTTCAAGGCGCAGTTCCAGGGCGCCATCCGCAAGAGCCTGCGACGGACATTATCAATCTTGAGGTTCGCTTGAATCGCCTCGTTTGTGAGGTTGCCTGCAAGTTCTGCGTCAGTTACGTTAGTCCGGGTTCCCGGCACTTGCAGGGCCCAATTGACAATATCCGTCGCGGTCGTCATAGATTACGGTCCTGTTGCGGTTGGAACGGGCTGCGTGGCCTCGGTCACCTTCGTCAGGTCAAGGGTGATGGCCTTCGGCGTGGTGTCGGCTACGATGTCGATACCCAGCGTGAAGGAAGAGAGACCTGCACTGTCGCTAACCACGATCGAGAGGTTCGGGGAAGCTTGGACCAACGGGGTGAGGACCACAGCCGGGGTGCCTGCGGCCGTGGTGCCGATGGTCGCACCGAGTGACGCGGGGTTGGACGAGACGACGGAGAACACGTCGCCGGCAGGGGCGGGCACAGGTGCGCCGCCCGCGTCATCGACGAGGATCGGGATCGTCGCGACTTCATCGTTAGCAAGTTCGAAGTTTGCCATGAGGACACCCTTTCGAGTGATGGAGGGGAGTGCGAGACGAATTTGCTTTGCTGGTGCTGGGAGCAACACCTTCAGTGTTGTCGAGATCTCCTTTGAGGTTGCGACAAGGGACTGGATCGAGAACGCAATTTGTGCGATCCCGGCTTCGGCCCTTGGGTCGAGTTGAACTGGAAGGTAGGCAGCCACTAGCGCTTTCCTTGAGTACCGCAGTTGCCGTAGTTGGTACCGTGGAGGCCGGGGGACTTGGGGTCCATGATGTTTTTTGGCCCCATGGGCGGCTTGTATTTATTGACGTCTTTGACGCATTCCATCTCGACGCCACCGCATTTGGCACGGGAGCCCATGGCTCCCTCGGGGCCATACATGCTAAGGATGTCTTTCATTTAGATGTCTCCACAGGTTGAGGCCCAGGAGGCGCAGGCACATGCTGCGGCGCCGGGAAGGCAGCCTTATGGGCAGCCAGGGCGTCAGCCTGTTCCTTGCTAAGCTTGGACTGCGCCTCAGCGGCCTGCCTTGCTTGGTCAGCGGCCTGCTTCGCCTTGAGGTCGGCCTGCATCTTGGCGACGATCGCTTTATTGGCGGCGTCGGTTTGGATGAGGGCCTGGTCCACAAGGGACTTAGTCGCGGACAAGTGAGGATGCCCACGAAGCTTTTCCTCGAGAAGAAGGAGCTGATAGAGCTTCTCGTGGTCGGCTGGGGGTGGTGCAGGTGTGTCAGTCATGATCAGTGCTTCCCTTGGCTCCCGGATTTGTGGGTGCATGACGCGGCCATAGGAGCCTTATAGCCACGACCTAGGTCGGCGTGTGGGCGGGTCCGAACCACGGCTAGGCCGATGTCAGCGACCTTACCAACGTTCTTCGCCTTCGGTATGGGTTCGGTTTTGGGTTCGTACATGTTCGAACTAGCGCGACCTTGTTTCATACTAGTCACTCCAGGTTAAGGCTTTGACCGCCCACATTTGAGCGGCCTGCGCTTCCGTGATAGCGATCGACAGGAGACGCTTCGTCTCATTGCTGGTGGTGGACCGGCGGATGCTGTCGAGGCCGTCGATAATGTTAGCGAAGTCCTTCTTAATACGATCCACGCCAGGGTCCTTGCTGGGGTTGAACGCCAAGCCAACTGCCTTTTCACCATAAGTCATTAGGCGGTCTCCTTCTTCGGAAGTATACGGGAATGGTCCCAGCGATTGCCGGTGCGTTTGCTCATTTCGGCACGAACCTGTTCGTTCCAGCCGCCCTGGGCGTTACCGTCCTCGAGCAGATGGCGATAGCGGTCGTCGCACCGTTCCATCTCGCGCATGATATGGGGTGGGACCACCTGGCCGTGTTCCTCGTAGAGGTTTTTAATATCGTGGACGTCGTGCATATACATGATGAACCGGCGCATCTTTTCAGGGATCTCCGACTCTGCTTCTTTCATATAGCGCACGACGTCGCGCATCTCGAGCAGTACTGCCCGCATATCACGAGCAAGCGCTGCAAGGTGGGCTTCTGATTCTTCGTTCATTTGTGCTTCTTCTTCATGGCTTTGGAGAGCATTTTCGTGCCAGTATCGGCCCGGTTGAATTCCTTGCCGACTTTACGGGGGACGCCACCGAAGCCACCCTTGGTGTGAGCGGCTGCGGCCATTAGGCGCGCTTGTGCTGGGGATTTGCTGGGCATGTTAGTATCCACAATAGCCGAGTTCGAACCAGTACGGTGTGCAGACTACCCAGATGCCCTGGCGCCAGAAGCCACCGCCGTGGTGGTGATGGAAGCCACCGCCAGCGAAACCTCCACCGTGAAAGCCACCGCCGTGAAAACCGCCTCCACCATGGAAGCCGCCGCCATGGAAGCCTCCACCTCCCATATGTCCACCATGGCCGCCATGGAATTGGGCATAGGCTGGAGCGGAAAGAAGAAGAGCTGATGCAATGATGAGCGCTTTCATGTTAGAGCCTCACTAAGTTGCGGAAGCTGAGAGCCTATTTGGCCTCAGGCTTCACGTCGCTTGCGTCTTTGGTAATAACTGCATCGGCCTTCTGCTGTGCAGCTACAACCGCCGGCGGGTCCTGTGGTGCTAGCGGACCTGGGGCAGAGTTGGTATAGGCTAGCATCACAGGGGTGATTACTAGAATGTAGAACTGGTTGAACCAAGCGGACCAGTCATGGATCATCTTGGCTGTGTCGGGATTGACAGTGGACGGCAGCGCCGAGGATGCGAGGAAGCCTAAGGCGCCAACGAAGACAGCAATAGCCATTTGGACTTTTGCGTCGATCTGGAACTTACTCATGACTTGGGCGCCGTCGGGATGGAGGACACGAGCTTCGACAGTTCAGTGGAGATAATAGACTGAACGGTTGTGGCGAGTTGTGGGATAACAGCCCCAGCAACGGAGGTCGCGAGGGAGTCGAGGTTGATGCTGGGGGTCGGTGCGGTGGACGTGCCACCGACTGTGGTTGGGAGCTGGGCAAGAAACGCTTTGACGAGCGACGACATAAGCGCGTCGAACAGCGGCTCGAGCGCTGCAAGAATGACTGGGTCCAAAGTAAAACCTCCTGAGGTTGGTGTGGGGGTGGGAGTGGGTGTCGAAGTGGGGGTGGGCACCGGAGCTGGGGTAGATGCAACCACGTTGTACGCGTAGAACTCTGCCGCGTGGGTCATCGCTGAGGCAATCTCAGCCGTGGGGTTCGCGGGATTCTCGTACTTCTCCACGAAGATCGGGATGAAGTTGGCGTAGGTGATTCCGGCTTGACGCATCGCCGCCCACACAGCTGGGTAGGAGTTCGCCGACTCGGTCAGGACGTAGTCGAGCTGGGTGTTGATTGCACTGACTGGTTCGTTCTTGGCTTTGGCGAAATTCAGCAAGCCTTGCTGCCGCGGCCCGTTCCACTGGGCGAGACCATAGGAACCGGCGGCGTTGATGGCACCACCAATCTCCGTGCCGCTGTTATTCTCGGCCACGGGATTGAGGGCTGACTCAACCATTAGCACAGCCACGATACCAGTGGCGACATCTTTGCTCAGGCCTTTGCTAAGATAGTGTGCGATTGCGTCGGATGCAGTTTGGTTCATGGGCTAGCTCCTTAGAAGGTGACGACGGTGGGCTTAAAGCCGTGGCAGTTGGGTCCGAAGTAGCCTCCAGCGTTCTGATTGCCTGCGTTGGCGAACCCAGTGGACAATTGGCCGCCTATGTAGAGGCGGCCAAAGCTGCCCGCGCCGCAGCCGATACCCGCCCCTCCATTGGCTGAGATGAGGGCCGCGGGGTCCGTTGAGAGAAACGCAGTTGGGTCGTTGTCCGCGATGCCGTTGCCAGCGTTGCTTATAAGGTGTGCACCCCCTCCAACTAGGATGTCACCTTGTAACCACTGGTCGATTGCTATGCCGTTGCAGCCTGCACCCGTACAGCTTGCGGCCCAGCCATCCATAGAGATGGACTTGGCCGATGTCAGGGCATCGTTGAGAAAGATACCGGCTTGCACATCGTTGTCGAAGACTGTGCGATTGCTAATAAAGATCTGGGCGTTGCCTACAGAGACATTAGCCGTGTCCACTAGGAGGCCGAATTGGCCTCCAAAGACCGAGACGTAGCCGAGGTAAAGGCCGCCGAAACCGCCTCCAACATGGATCGCGGCATTGCCATTGTTAAGGAGCCGCATTTGATCGAGGGATAGCTCGACGCCACTAAAGACTTCGATACCGTTGTGAGATACATAGACATCGCCACCGGTCCAAGTGATAAAGTTTGAATTCGCAAACTCGACGCCGTTGAAAAACGATGCGACGCCAGTGGTAAATTGACTAACGCCAATATTGCGCAGGGTAGAATAATTAATGTTGTTGAAGAAAAACGCAAAACCAGCGGTCATTGTTACATTGCTGGTGATTTTAAAATCCTCCAAGTCTATGTTGTAACAGGCAGAGGCGCAGTTAATTGAGAATGCGTTTAGCGTGGTCGATGCCCCATTATACGTGATTGTTGCAAGGTATTGACCAGCACCATGGATGCATAAAGCGCCGGTTGTAGTGCTTATGCTTGCGGTAATTATATAAACACCTGCTGGGAGGTAGCCGCATTTATTCTGTGCCTGAATGGCGGTGATCCAAGTATTGAGAGCTGTGGTGTCGTCGGTCGAGCCATCACCCTTCGCGCCGTAATCCTTGGCAGAGACAAAGTCGTCGAGCTTAAGCTGAAGGTTACGAGGGACACCGGTGCCATTGGTGAGGTTGGTGTATTGGGGAACGGATAGGGTACCACCAGCGACTGTGGTTGAGGCGGTGTAAACCGCGATTTGGCCGATGGTACCAGCTGTAACGTTACCAGAGCCGCTAGGGGTACAGGAAACGCTGGTGAGGCCGCCATTGGCATCGAAGACCGCGCATTGACCGCTAGTGGAGGTGCCGTCGATCACTGGGAAGACGGTGGTGGTGCCTGAGCGTGTGCCTTGAGCTAAGCCGCCACCAGCGGAGCCGATCACGGGCAGATTGGGGGTGAAGCCGCCTGTGTTAGGGATGAAGCCGTTGGCGACGAATGCAGTGCTAGCGCAGGAGTTGTCGCTCGTGCCAACTGGCCGCGTCGGGCATGTTATATTCTGGGCTAGAGCAGGTGTGCTCAGAAGCAGTAGCGCGAGGGGGAGGTATTTAAACATGGGTTGACATCACCGTGAGAGGTTGGGACGAGCCGGTGCGGGAGAAGGCTTGCCAGCCTTTTTGACATTCGCCCTCGATAATGAGGGTGCCACCGTTGGCGTAGACGAGGAAGCAACCGCCGGGCGAGCCTACGGACGGCACAAAGGGTACGTCTTGGGCGGCGGTCGTGATGGAGGCTGGGGCAACGAAGATGTCGATAGTGCCGGGGTTGTGGAACGTGATCTTCTTCCGCGCTGGGTCGTTGCCTAGCACGGCTATCGGGGACGTGGAGATGTTGTTGAACGCTGAGACCGCACCTCCACTGGCGGAGGACAGTGTCCCAGGCGAGCCTACGCCAGTGAAGATGCCAGACATCAGACTTTCCTACGTTCGGGCGAGAGCAATGAGGTGAGCAGTTGCTGGTTCTGCGCCTGCATGGCCGCCATAGCCGCGACTAGGTCGGAGAGTCCAGCGACTTCCACAGTTTGGGGCTTGGCCTCAATCTCCGCCTTTTCGGCCATGAACTTGTCGAGCATGGACTGCGTGTAGGAGACCTCGGAAGCTTCGGGCTTATAACGCCAGCGTTCGGCAAAGCCAGCGGAGATTTCCTTCGCTTCGTCGTCGACCGGAACCATATCGGGTGTGGGATCGCCACGGAATGCGATATCACGACCTTCGCCCTTGCCTTCGTGGCAGACGATGACTTCGCCGTTGGCGTTGTCACGGTTGGCAGAAGGGTCGTTCCAGGTCCAGTCGCCCGGGTCGGCTGGATTGAGGTAGCGTGGAACTGCTAACGTCTTACGGCGTTCACGGCCGGTCGAGCGGTCGGTTTCCTTGTATTCCCAAGAGGTCGATGCGTCGCCGATGCAGTTGAGATACATCGGCATCATGATTTTCCAACGTGCCATGGGGCTCTCCTAGAATTGTGCGAACCAGACGCCGACGGCGGTACCAACGGTTGTGCCGGTTGTGATGACACAGAGCTGGGCGCCGGCGGTGGTCTGGAATGACGCGTAGTCGATATGGTCGGACGACGGTGCGGTGTTGCTGATATTGAACGCTGGCGTGAGGTTGACAGGGCTACTGCACGGACCCCCTTGGGTGCCGTACACTAGCTGGAAGGTATTGGTGCCACCACTTTGCGTGGAGGTCACGTGCCAGCCACAGATGAAGACGGACCTGCCGGGGACGCCTGCAACCAGGGAAGTGGTCGCAGCTGTGACTGGTGCCGCCATCGCAAACTGGTTGCAAAGGATGGCGTTACTCGGGCCGACGATAGTGCCTTGGGCAAGGCAAGGGCTAGCCCAAAGCAGAGCGAGGAGTAGAAGGAGGCGTTTCACCGAATTCTAAACCACGTTGTAGACGAGAGCTGGTACTCGAACTCGACGGAGGTCGTCAAGGCTATGGTCTGCGCCGAGAAGGTCGTATGCATGCTCTGGCCGGTATTGGGGGTCACGGTGACTAGAGACGTGAGGGTCGTGTCGGTCGCGACCTGGATGATCTCGCCATCGAACGGGTTCGCGGGCGTGGTGATAGTCCAGGTTGTCGGGGCGGTGCCAACCCAGAAGAGGACCGACTGAAGATTGGTCATCTGGGTGGTGAAGGCACCAGAACCGGAGAACGTTGCGAACGCACTCCCGTTCCGCATCATGAAGGCGCACATGAAGCCGGTGCTAGGGCCGCCTGGACCTTGGCCGGCGTTCCAGCATTCGTTGCCGGAAATGGCGTTGGGCACAACCTGTTGGGCGAAGGCTGGGGCACAAAGCCCCAGCATCAACGCCGTGGAAAGTAGGAGTTTTCTCACGGCGATGCTCCTTAGTTGGCGACGGTTACGCCGGCGGGATAGCCAGAATAGGCGCCGGTGACACCCTGGATCTGCTGGTCGAGATCAAGGACGATCTGCGCTTCGACGGTTTGGAGGCCGCCGGTCCAGGTGCCAACGTTGATGTAGCTCAGCTGGAGGAAGCGCGGGACTACCTGACCGTCGATGACACGGGGCACGTCAACGTTACAGAGCTGAAGCCCGAGGTTCAGGTTGGCGAGGGTGATCGCTGGGCCTGTCCACATAATGGTGAAGGCGCCAGGAGCACCGGAGCCGTTGTCGGGTGCGCCAGCCAGCTGGAGTTGGAGCGACGTGCCACCGGCCCAAGTTCCGCCCGAGATAGCGGAGAGTTTCATCGCTGGGTCGTCACCGATGCCGATGTCACGGGCACCAGCTCCGCCAGCAGAGGTGGGTAGGCCCACGATGCCGAGGTCGATGACGTTGGACGCGACCTGCGTGCCGGTGGTCGGCGTGTCGGTGTACGGGCCGTTTTGGACGCCACCGGTGGCGCCACGTGCCGCGCCAGAGAACGTGAGAAGTCCGTCGAGGATCATTGTATTTCTCCTTAAACGACGCGCGCTTCGTTGTTGAGGATCGCGTCAACAGTTCGAACAGGGACGCCACGGAACGTCGTGATGACCTTACCGTTGAACTCTTCGAGGCGGAGCAGGACGTTGGTCTTGTTCATCGCCTGAAGGTCGAGGTACGTCCGAAGGATACGGTTGCCGTAGATTACGACGCGGCCCTGGTTCGCACGGACTTCCGGGGTGTCGGAGGTCTGAATGGCAGTGGCCTGCGCGGGCGCGGTCGGTAGACGGTAGAGCCCACGGACTAGGACGTTGATCAGGTTCGCGGCGCTAACGCCGGTGAGCTGAGTCACGTCGATATTCGCCACGCGGACGACATACCGCCAGTCGCGTAGGACGTAGCCGATCTCCCACTTGAAGTGGTCGCGATAGGCTTGGTAGGTGTTGCCCGCCGAGTCTAGGACTGGCCACTCACCCATGTCGCGGTGCTGGAGGCCAGTGATCTTGCCCTTGGGGAAGGTGGCGTGCGCCGTGTCGTTGCCCCAGGTGTGGATCCACATGGAGGTATTGGTGTTGGCGGTGCCACCCGCATCGAGGACGTTGAACGCGGTCTGCGAGTTGGCGGTGTTCACCGTGGAGTACCGTGGGGCAAAGCCCGTGAAGCGCTCCGGGTTGACGTGCTGGTTGCCATAGATAAGGGTTGCGGCAACTTGCTGGCTCATCCCTTCGAGGAAGGCTTTGACTTCCGAGAGCCGGAATTCCGCCGTATTGCCATTAAGGTCCGCAATATCCTTGTCGATGACCGCGTACGTTTCAAGGTTGCCGACTGTGTCGACGATCTGGGCTGTCGTGCTCTTGGCATTGGGGACACCAGTGTTGAGCAAGCGCCAGGTGGCTTGCGGGAGACCGGTCCGGACCGTGGTCTTGTGGCCGGTCGGCAGGTTGCCCTCGACAACAAGCATGTCGTCGAGGATTTCATTTGTCTGCGATAGCAGTTCGATAATCGAAGCAATGCGGTAGCCATCATCGAGTCGTTTAGCCCAATCGGCGTACGTAAGCGCGACTGAACCAATGAATGCTTGTGCCATTGGTTAGGTTCCTCTAGGTTGCGGGTCACATACGCCAGTCTGAGCTCTCGCTGTTCATCCCTCGACGGGGCCTGGTTTCAGTGGGGTAGATTCGGGTACATCGCAGCGGCGGCAGTCGGACGTGCGCTCTCGCCGGGTGCGAGTTGGCCATGACCGGATGGGCCCGAGCCAGAAACGTGTTGACCTTCACGGAAGGATTCAGAGGCTTTCCACCAAGCTTTGACGATAGCAGGGTGGTCGCCTGCGCCGGTCAGGTTCATAGCGGCTTCGAAGGCTTCACGGTCCTTGGCGCCATTGGGGTTGTCCTTGGTGACAGCAAAGATCGCGTCCTTCATGCGGCCGATGTCGGTCTTGATGGTCTCAAGCTTACCGGCCATGGTGGGGTCCTTAGAGATGCCCTCACGCCACTCGGCGCGGAGGTCGTCTACGACTTTTGCGAGCCGTGCGCTTTCATTCTTGGCCAGGTCGTTGTAGGTGTCGACTAGCTTCTGGGCAGCAGCCTGGTCGAGACCAAGTTCTT